ACCTCTTCTAAACATAGGTCTTCTTAAAGTTCTAGACACTAGAATATTCTCCCGTATATGTCTGCTCCTGCCAAACCTAAACCTAAAGCTTTCATTAATGGACTTGCTCCTGCTGCAGCTGGTGCTTCACCTATTCTTATAGTACCTGCGCCCGGTGTAATACCTGCAATACCTTGACCAAATCTAGATAATGCTTGTCTTGGTTCATCGATTGCCATCTGTGCTGCTTGTCTTTGTGCATCAAGTACAGCTTGGTTTTGTGCTTGTTGCGCTGCACCTAGTGTGCCTAGACCAGATATTTGTGCTCTACTAAAGTCTTGTGCTCTTGCACCTAATCCACCTTGTAGGTTTGCAATACCCATTTGGTTTGCTAAATCTTGTTGTCTTCTTGCTGCTGCATTTTGAAAACCTGATTGTCTTAGGTTTGCTAATGTCTGTGCTCTGTTTTGGTCGCTTGCCGCTTGATACTCGGCTCTTTGTACACCTTCACGTCCACCACCAAAAGCACCTGGTACACCTAGTGTAGCTGCTGCGTTTTGATTAGCTCTTATCTGTGCTTGTTTATCAAAATCTGCCATCGTTGTATCGATGACTTGTTGTTGATAAGGTGACATGTAAGCTTCAATAGATCCAGCTGTAACACCTTGAGGAAGAGGAGTTCCAGTTCCAGTTAAATCTGTTGCCGCTCCTGCTGCAGTTGTTGCATCAGTTAAAAAAGGTTGGAAAGAACCTAGTCCTGTTTGACCTAAGTTATAAGCTTGTGTTTGTAATGCATCTTGTGCTGCAACTTGCGGTGCAAGTTCTGCCATACCTGCTTTTGTAATTCCAAACTGTGTAGCTTGTGCTTGTCTTTGTGCAAACTGTGCATCTGTTTCACCAGGTTGTTTCATGTTTGCAGTTGTAACTGAAGGTAAACCAGATTGTGTTGCAAGGTCTGTTAAATATGTTCTTTGTGCTGCTTCTATAAATTCTGGTGGTAAGTCTCTAGTTTCTGTAACACCACCTGTTTGAAAACCTATTCTGCCACCTGCTTGTGCCATTTGTCTTGGTTGGTCTTTTCTTTTAACCATTTCGTCTATCATCATTTCTATTTGAATTATTTCATCTTCAGACAAATCTGATAAAGGTCTACCAAATTCTTTTATGGCAATATTTTCCATAACCTGGTTTCTTTCATCCATTGCATCTGGCGCTGAAGCAAATTTATTTATCAGTCTCATCATCTCTTCTCTAAACTCTTCTAACTCATCTGCATTTAATTCTTTGTAAGGTTTGCCAAACATTCTAAAAGAATGTTCATCTTCATCACCACTTCTATAAAAAGGATCATCTACTGATGCCATCATTGTGCCATCTGCAAGACCTACTCTGCCGCCTGTTGCCATGTTTCTTGCTGGTCTTGGTTGTGGATTTGGTGGTATAAATACAGGTTGTCTAAGTCCTGTTTCTTCATCTAAAAGAATTCCTGGATTACCCATATCAGGTATCATCATATCTTTGTCATAAGGATATTCAGCTTCAAGCATAGGCATAACATCTTGCATAAAGCTAGAATCTCTGTCTTCTGGTGGTACTCTTTGTTGTATTTTTTCTCTAAGATCTGATATATTTATTTTTTTATCTGGAACGTCATAGTAATCTTCAGCTCCTGAGTCTATTCCAATGTTTCTTCTATACCCATCATCAGGAGTACCATCTGGACCTTGTGGACCAAAACCTTCGTTAAGATCAGTCATTTCATTTGCTACCATTCTTTCTGCAATTGATTCAGGTATTTTGTATCTGTCTACTATAAATTTTACGGCTTCTGCTGCTCTACCTGGTGCTGTTCCGCTTAATATTATACGAATAGCTTTCATAACTTCAGCTTGATTGCCTTGTAATTTTTCAGCAAGTGATTTTGCCATACCACCTGGAGTAATTTTACCTAATAGGTTTAAAATGCCTGCTGCATCATCTTTTAATTTATCTGTGTCAATTGCCATTAAGTAACCCTTCTCTCTAAATTTTTCATTGTATCATACATCTTTTGTGCTCCTTTTTCAACACTGCCGTTGCCTGCTCCTCTTACAGCATCTGCTGTAAATACAAACTCATTCTTTGATAACATTGCTGGAACGTCATCTGCTTTTTCTTTTATACCAACTGGTACAAATCCACCTTCATCTCTATAGTCTCTTTCCATTACTCCTGCTTTATTTGATCTCATAATACCTGTTGGCATAGTGCCACCCATCAAACCTACTCTGCCACCTGTTGCTTTGTTTTCAGTGCTTGCTGATCCAACTATACTATCAATGTATCTATCTTTTTGCATAGGAGTCATATCTGCATATTGTGGGTTACGTAATGGTGTGTAATAACTATCTAAAAATCCTCTCATTTGAGCTTTAACACGTTCGTCTCTTCTTGCTAAATATTGTTTTGTAGTTTCATTAGGTTGTTGTGGTTCAAACTCACCTGCAAAATAACTATACAATGCAGAAGCACCACCTGTAATACCACCTACTAATAGTTTTTGTGCTACATCATCTGGTAAATTTTCTAACATTGGAATTTTTTCTTTTACAAAATCAACTCCTTCTTTAACTACATTAAGTCCTTCTCTTGGTTTTGTTGCTATTTTTTCAACACTACCACCAAATTCTCCACTTCCTGGAGTATTTTCTACTATTCCTTGAGGAACATTATCTTTTAATGTAGGAGTTTCTTTAAATAATCTTTTACCTACAGGTCCTTGTTTAAAACCTTCCATACTAAATCTTTGACGACCCAAAATTCCTGGATCACTTTGAGCACCACCTAAAAATCCTATAGCTTTACCACCAGCATAAGTAGCTGCACCTTGTTTAAGTGCATCACTGATACTACCTCGTTGATCAAATCTACCAAGACCTCTTGCTATTGCTGCATAGCCTGGATAAAATGGTGCAACAAACGGTGCAGCTTTAACTGCAATGTTTGCAATTTCATTAGGTATCAAATCCCTAACCTTATCTTTAAGTTTACTAATAATTCCAAAACCTGTTCTACTACCCATAGGTATACCTGTATAACCACCACCACCAATAGTTCCTGAAGAGATGTTCATAATACCACCTTTTGCACGTAGTTGTCTTCGCATTTGAGATCTTGTAATCATATATGTTAAATTTTGTTTATGTTATTTAGGCAGGTATTTCACCTGGATTTATACTAATACTTGTTTTTAACAAGTAAATCAAGACTATGTTATAACTTCTCTAGGCTTAGATTCAAGCGCTGATAAGATTACATGTAGTCTATTGGCCGTAGCTGCAGTCACTTTTAGTATCTCACTTTCTTCTAGTACTAAAGGTCCTGATAATAGTTCTGTTGTACCATTTGCTGATATAGATTTAGTCTTAAATACACTAAATACAGCTGCATCTGAATCAGTAATAGTCACTGTTATAGTATCTGCATTACCAGAATCTTCTGATACTAATATAGATTTTATAATAGCAGTAGTAGCTGATGGTACAGTATATAATGTTGTAGCACTTGTTGACGTTAAATCTACTTTTTTATTTACAAATGAATTAGCCAAAAAAATATGCCTCCGCTTCTGCTTCGTCTTTTATATCTTGTTGATAAGTAGTATTTAATTTTTGTACTATACTATCAATATCTCTTACAAAAGACTGTTGAGTTTGTTGATCATATTCTCTATCGGGTTGTGTTAATGATTGTACAATTCTAGCCATTATCTTCTACCGTCTGGTTGATAATCAATTCTAAAAGTTCCTACTTTCCAAAACTGACCTGTGCTTGTGTTATCTATTTTTAAAGATATAGATCTAGCTCTAGCACGTGTGTCTATTTTTTGTGTGCCTGATGTTATTGTAAATGGACCTAATGAAGAACTTGCTTGTGAGTCATTTGGAAAATCTCTTAAGTTTAGTGTAACTCTAGTGTCTCCTGTTTGTGCTAAAAAATCTGGTATAACTCTTCTAATTTTCATCATAAACTCACCATCACCAGCTAATCCTTGTTGGCCAATATCAAAATCTCCTGATTCTATGTTTGCAGTTATTGCAGATGTTTGACCTTCTTTAACTTGGTTAAGTCCTGTTTCATGTTCATAGTAAGTTGATGTGCCATCACTATTACCAAAAATATAATTAACATCTGTTGTTGCAGTTGTGCCACTTGAATTATAGTCTGTTGCATGAGGTTTACCAAACACTGCTGAATCTTGCCAAGCAGATCTTGCAAGTGTTCCTGTAGTCCATACTGGTCGCTCGGAGCTTGAGTCTAGATAATTGTATGTTACAACTTTATTTACAGTGCCTGAGTCTGAACCTGGATAAAACCACATTACTTCACCAAACAAGTTATTAAGACCTGCATTAATATGTTGTTTAGGTGTTGTGTTAATATCATCAAAAACAAAATCTTCAACTAAACATGGTAGTGATTCTAGTTTACCAGTGTACCTAAAGAAACCATTTTCTGACATCCAATACGCAGCACCATCAACTTCAACGGCTGCATTCTGTCCAATTAATCCACAGTTAGTACCAACCTGTTGGAATGAGAATGTAAATGGCGGACCAACAAAACGCATAATAAATAACGCAGTATCAGTCCAAATATAAATTGCATCACGACCTCTGATTGCTCCCATAATTTTTGATCCATCTGCAAGTCTTTGTGTACCTGCAGTATTAGTTGCACTAGGTGCATAGGTATTGATATCCTCTTGAGAAGAAAATCTTATAAACATAGGATCTTGTGTAGAAGAAGTTCCAATAGTTGTTTCTGTTCCAAAAAATATTAAGTGACGATCGGGTGTTGATACTAAACTAAATGCAGAAGCTGTTGGTGCACCGGATATAATAGTTGCTCTTGTATCGGTTGCAGCTGTTGGATTAGCATTCCATTCAAAACTTTCACCACCATTAATAGTTGCAATAAGTTTATTACCTAAATTATCTAATGACCATAGACCTGGTGCTGTTACAATATCACCTGATGCTGCAGCGTTCCATGCAAAAAAGTTTGATGCATCAGTTACAGTATCTCCTGATGAGTGCGATGCAGCTGTTGTACCAGATGCTCCTCTTGTTAAACCAGATAAAGTACCTCCACTGTTACCTGTATAAGATATTAATTCATTATCTATTAATACTGTACCTGAAGATGGAAAAGAAGATGAACTTGCCATAGTCAATGATGTTACACTTGTATTTATTGACGATGATAATGTTGATGTAAACTGACCTTGTTGTTGACCACCCCATGATCCAAGACCAAAACCTGTTGATGCAACCTCAACTGCTGGTCCAACAGGATAATAATGTTTAACACGAATGCCACCTGATGTAGATGCACCTGATCCTGATTCATTAGATCCAGTGTCAATAGTTAATGTTGTATCTGTTGGTATTGAAGTTACCATAAATTTATTGTCATCAAAATTACCAGATGCAAAATTAGAATTAGTAATAGATGAAAAATTATCTAACAATATAATATCAAATTTATTAATATTATGTGCTGATGCAAAAGTTAATGTAACAGTTGAAGAACCGTTAGTTGTAGAAAAAGCTGATGTTAAAGTGGTTGTAGTTTTAATTGGATGAATGTCGTAAAAAATACCACCAGAGTATGCGTATAAAATTCTATTTGTTCCCAATGCTGCATACTTAATACCTGATGTATTTACAAAATGATGAATTGCTGTATTACGACCAGTAATGTCGACAGAACCTAGTTGTGACCAACCGCCTATTTTTTCAGGACTACCGTATCTAAAACGAACGTTATCACCTGAAACCCATTGGCTTTCACCACCGGTAGATGTAACTTGTTTATTAAATCCTGGTGCAAACTGTACCTTCTGTAACATAGTATATTCCTATGCTCTACTATGGTTTAGTTGGCCACGTAGCGTTTTCACATTTAGCAACAGTGTCTTTACCTGCTGGTAAGTCTCTAAGATCTTTACGATATTTTTTCATATCGTCAGACAGAGTATTATCAGACAAAGCAAGATAATCAGTTTCAGCTAATAAGCTATTTCTTCTATCTCTAAGATCAGCTAAAGCTCTAGCAGGAGCTGCATCTGCCCACGCTTTTTCTTCAGCATCTCTAGCTGTTTCTTCAGCTGCTGTAAACTGTACTTTGTTACCGTTTATGTTGTGATATCTTGGCATAGTTTTCTCCTTTGGTGTTATGTATCATTATTATAGAATTCCGTAAAGTGAAATAGTTCCAGCGTCTATGTCACCAGAACTCATTTTAAATTGTACCGCATCAATGGCTGCTGTTACATTACAGTATCCAGCAGTATAACCTACTCTAGCATAATCATTTAAATTACTGTTACTCACAACTGCTATATAATGTTTTACAAAAGTTGTGCTTGCTGGATCAAATAAATGTAAATATCCACTACTTGCTTGATCATTATCAGCAGACTCGCTACCAATTATAGTTTGAAAAGACGTAGATTGTGTTAAGTGAAAATCAGTATCATAACCTATTTTTGAAGTTGAACCACTTTCTTCATGTTGTCCTCTCCAAAAACTTGAAGTTTTTGTAGCATCATAATCTGTGCTACCATCTCTAAAACCAACTTGAAAATGAGCACCATCAGTTGCTGGATGCATACTACTAAAAGTAAACATGTATTCTTTATAAGTAGAATCTAATACTACATCGGATGTTCCATTAACAAAATCTAATGTACCAGAACTAGAAGCCGTTAGTTTTTTAATAAACACCATGTTGCCACCATCAGCTGAAACAGATCCAAAAGTAGTTGCTGCTCTAGCTCCTCTGTCATTTATTGTAATTAATCCTGAAGTAGGTAATGTCATTATGATTCCTTTATTCCATACATTTTAATTGTACCAGCATCTATGTCGCCACTAGAAAATTTAAATTGAACAGCATCAATGGCTGCAGTAACATTACAATATCCAGAATGGTAATGATTTTGCATATAATCATCAGCATGATTACTATTACCAACAGATAAAAAATGTTTTACAAATGTTGTAGAACTAGGATTAAATAAATACATTTCTCCATTATGACATTGATCATTATCATTTCCAGTATCCGCACCTAATTGTTCAAAAGCTGTTGATTGAGCTAAATCAGTTCCAGCAGAATAAGTTAATGCCGGTGTTTCATCATTTTCTCTATGATGGGCATAAAAACTTACTGTTGTTTTTGTTGCATCATAAGCTGATCCACCATCTCTAAAACCAACACTAAAATCAACTCCATTAGATGCTGGGTGCATATTAATAAATTGAAATTTATAAACAGAATATGTGTTATCTAACACAACACTATCACTACCATTAACAAAAGATAAAGTTCCATCACTACTAGCTGTTAAAGTTTTAATATGTACCAATGCACCTGGACTACTTGCTGCTGCTGCAGGAGCCGTGGTTAGATTTCTAATAGATCTATCGTTATATTTGACTAATGACATTATGATTGTTTCGGCCCCACTCCGTACATTTTAACTACGCCAGAATCTATATCACCAGATGACATTTTAAATTGAATTTCGTCTATGGCACTTGTTACATTAAAATATCCAGCAACAAAATTATTGTGTGTATAATCTCCATTTCCCATATGTGTTGTATGAGCTATAAAATGTTTTACAAAAGTTGTAGAACTTGGATTAAATAAAGTTAAAGTTCCACTTAAACTTGCACTATTTTCTATATCAAATCCACCACTAATATTTAAATATTGAAAACCTGTTGCTTGTGCTTGATCTCCACTAGCATTGTATTCAAGAGCAGTTGTAGTACCCCCTTCATCTTTATATGCAACAAAAGAAGTAGTAGTCATTGTTTCATTAAAACCACTAGCACCAGCTGCGTTTGCTTGAAAAGTAAAATTTTGAGTAGCAGCCGCATGAATATTTATAAACTTAAACATGTAACTATTATAAGTAGAGTTTATACTTGATGTAAAATCTAGTGTTGCAGAACTTGATGCTGTTGCTGTTGTAAGCAAAGTCAAATTACCATCAGTCAAGGCTGCCGCTGTGGGCAACGCTGTAATTGCTGTTAGTGCTCCATTGACTGCAGTTCGGATAGCCATAGGTTAGGCTCCCATTAATGCTTTTATCTCAGCGTCATCTAATCCCAAGTCTTTTAGTTTTTGTTTGCCAGATGCTTTTTTGTTTGTTGCTGCTGTTTCAGCGTCTTTTATTTCTTGTATTTTTGCATTAACGTCAGCCTCACTTGGTATTGTTGCACCTTCTTTAATGACTTTAATATATTTATACTGCATACGATCTTCGTTTGGAATTTTATTTCCGCTATCATCATGAGTTTTCCAACCATACCAATTAGGCTTATCTGTATTAAATTTATGTAATGCTTCTTGAAAATAATCTTTAATCATTATGTGCTATCTCCTAAACGAATAAACGTAAATGCGTTGGCATTTGCAGCAGATTGACCTTGCAAACTACCACCACTACTTGCTGCTCTATGACCAAATTTAAGTTTGTGAGTTGTTGTATTTGTTACATTAAACATAAAAGTTAAACTTGTAGATTGATAAGCAGCATCAGCATTAGTAAAACAATAATTTTCAGAAGCAAGACCATAAGAAGAATTATCTGTTGTAGTTTTTAATACTAAATTATAATAAGTTGAATCTGCACCTTGAAAACAAGCAAAGGCATGAATGTAATAAGTTCCTGTACTAGCAAAAGAAAAAATACCAGAACTTTCTGTTAATCCTGTTCCTACTTTTCCAAATCCATCTGTATCTACTCTTTCCCAATTTGCTGTAAGATCTCCAACTGTAGATGCTGGAGTTGATGTTGTAGCTGATACTCTAAATTGGTCAGCTTCAGTAATTTTACCTTTAATAAGTGAGTAATCAATTCTTTTTAATGTACCAGCATCAGATACTAAAAACTCATCGGTGTCTGCAGGTTCGGCTGTTAAAGCTGTTGTTCCAGAAATAATATCGTTATTTAATTTAGCAGCGGTTACAGTATCATCTGAAGGTGCACCAATATCAAGCACATCACCCAAAATAGTAATAAAGTCGATAGAATCACCCGTTGCAAGATTTGCAGCGAACGTCAATGTACTACCTGATATTGTATAGGATGATATAGGAGCTTGTAGGACACCATTTAGTGACACTAAACAATGTTGAGCTGATTCTGGGGCAACATTTGTACCTCCTACTTGTAGAGTGTACGCTGCTTGTCCATTTACGACTGATATCGCATCGCAAGCTTGAAAGTTACCTACTGTTGGTGGTTTTCCTATATACACGGCTGTTCTCCTTTTTGTTTATCTATCATATTAATTAATTCCATACAAGGTTATTGTTCCTGCATCTATGTTTCCTGAAGACATTTTAAACTGCACTGCGTCTATGGCTGTTGTTGTATTACAGTATCCAGAAATAAATGCATCACCCATTTGCTCAGTAGGGCCTTCAGTAATATGTCTTGATATAAAATGTTTTACAAATGTTGTATTGCCTGGATCAAAAAGATGTAGATAGCCAGAAACATTTTCATCATTAGCATTTCCAACATTATTGAAATTTTGAAAGTTTGTAGATTGAGCTTGATCATAACTTGTTTCATAAGCAAATACTGTCTGTGAATCATCTTCTTTATGTGAAGCGTACCAAAATGTACTAGTTTTAGTAGCATCATAATCTGTACTACCATCTCTAAAACCAACTTGAAAAATTGCAGAATCAGTTGCTGGATGAATATTATGAAATAAAAATATATATTCTTTGTATGTTGTATCTAAAACAACATCACTAGACCCATTAACAAAAGTTAAATTATCCCCTGAACCATCTGCTGTTAATTTTTTAATAAACGACATAGCACCACCACTAAGAGTAGCCTCTAATCCATCAGCATCAGAATTAAATCCAACTGTTTTACCTGCTGTTGGTGTTACATTTAAACTATTAAATTTTAATTTATTAAGTGCCATTAGCTATCCTTAATTCCGTATAATTTTATTGTGCCTGAATCCATATTACCAGACCACATAGAAAACTGTATCGCATCAACTGCACTTGTAGTATTTATGTAACCAGCAACCCCATATTGATTTGCGTATGGTCTAACAGAATAATCCATTCTAGTGTTAGTGGATATAAAATGTTTAACAAATGTAGTAGAACTAGGGTTAAATAATAACATTTTCCCACTTAAGCTACTATCAGCATCTGTATAAATTTGTCCAGATAAAGGTATTGCCGCAGTTACTTGTGCTGCATCATTTGTAGTATTGTAACCCATTCCAGCACCAGCATCATCTTCTGCATGATAAGCAGTAAAAGCTGTGCTTGTTTTTGCTACATTATAATTACTACCAGTATCAATACTTGCATTAAAGTTTAATCCACCTGCAGCAGATGCGTCATGTGATGCTGGATGTATGTTAATAAACTTAAATAAATAAGCAGGATATGTATTATCTAAAACCACACTAGAACTACCATCTACGAATGACACTGTAGAACTAGAACTAGCAGTTATAGTTTTAATTAAAGTCATACTACCAGCACTAGAAGTTTCAAAACCATCAGCATCTGAATTAAATGAAAGACCTTTGCTAGCTGCAGTCGTTAGATCAAAACTATTATAATTATATTTTGTAAGTGCCACTATAATACTCCATACATTTTAATTGTGCCAGAGTCTATGTTTCCAGATGCAAATTTAAATTGAAATCTTGTTAGTGCAGTAGTTGTATTAAAATACCCAGCACTAAATTGATTATTACTTCCTTCAACATTCATACTTGAATTAAATTCAGAAAAAAAATGTTTTACAAATGTTGTAGATGATGGTTCAAATACATGTAAAGTTCCAGAGGTAGATTCATCATTTGCATTTCCTGTTGATTCACCTATTGTTTGAAATGCTGTTCCTTGTGCTTGGTCTGTAGCTGTTTTATAACTTGGCCCAGATGTTGTACCTGCTTCAGTATGACTGGCTCTAAAAGAAGTAGAAGTTATAGTTTGATTATAATTCGTATTTGTACCTGTGTCTGCTTGAAATTGAAATCTTTGAGAATCACTTGCAGGATGCATTGAAATACATTTAAAAATATATTCTTTATAAGTAGAGTCTATGTCACTTGTAAAACTTAAAGTAGCACTAGAACTAGCTGTTTGTGTAGCTAGTAATACTAAATTACCACCAAGATCCCCTGCTTCTAGACCATTGTTGCTTGAATTAAACTTAATCGCCTTACTTGCTGTAGGCGTTACATTCATGCTATTGAAATTAACCTTAGAGAGTGCCATGGGTTACTCCTTTGGATTTGCATCTTTAACTGCTTTAATTACTTTTTTCCATTCGTCTATACCTTCGTGATATATTTTATCAAGCTGGTCTTTTATACTAGGATATTCTTTTGCTCTTTTTTTTAAAACACCATTTAATGTTTCTTCTGTGTTACCTGCAGTTTCGTATTCTGCTATTTTAGAATCATTAGGTTTAGCAAAACTATAAGTCCAAGTTTTAATATAATCTCCTGAACCATCATTTTGTAAAGATACTTTTGTATCATCCCAAGTTTTTGAGTTTGCTTCTATATAAAGTTTTGTTTTTGTTTTAAGACTAGCCATAATTTATCCTATTATTTTAAATCCACCAAAATATGTTCCATTTGCAACACCAGTGTCAGTTACTTTTAAAGCTGCAGTGCTTCCATCATCTGTGTCAACATAAGTATATAATTCCACATAATCATCATCATCTAAATCATAAGCAACGCCTATAAATACTCCATCACCATAATTAGTTCCACTATATGGATTTGTTCCATGCACTGAATGAACAGCGCTTCCATTTACATAAATAGATACTGTTGTACGATATAATTCGTCTGTTCCACTATAACAAACAGCACCATAAAGATAATACTTACCAGCTACTGTTGGAGTAAATCTGTAATTTGTACTATTATCATATTTGCTATCAGTATCATATCTTTCAGTGTTACATTGAACTTTTGTTTGTGTATTATCGTTAACAGTTGCGTTAGATCCTAAATAAGCTAAAAAAGCTGGAGTGTTTTGAAAAAATTGTGCATCTATTCTTTTTAATGTACCTGCGTCACTTATTAAAAGTTCGTCAGTTGTTGCAGGTGTAGCTGCTAAAGCTGTTTTACCAGATATAGCTGTATCACCAATCATGGCAGCTGTAATACTATTAGTTGCAGGTACAACAGTTTGTAATGCTCTACCTAAATAAATACAGTACATTGTATCTGTCGTAGCCGTTGCCGCACTTAGCGTCAAAGCAGTTCCTGTAGCAGTGTATGCTTTACCTGATCCAGGTTGTTGACGTACATTATTTACAAAAAGAGCTATTTCATTTTCATTAGCGACTGCACTATCTAAAGTGTAGGAGGTAGTTGCACTTACAGAAAATGTCTGAGTAGCAAACGAAGTAAACGATTCTGCTGGCTGAATTCCAATATAGGCCATCTTACGTTATCTCCATTATGCTTAACGTGCCAGATAATTTATCTGCAACTGAACAATCAATTTTTATTTCATCGGTAGTTTCTAAAACTACTTTTCCTCCCGACAAAAGTTCAAGTGACGTTCCCGCTGGGATGCTTACGTCCTTTGCTAAAAATGATGTTCCGTTACTGACGTTATTCGCTCCACCTCTACTGCCTGTATCACTAACAAGTTCTACTTCTGCAGTAACTGCAGTTGTATGAATGTTAGTAAGAATTAGACCTAATACTACTGTGGTAGTCGATCCAGCCACCGTATACACTTTGTACGCGGTGCCTGCTGATGCGGGTTCTGCTGCGAAAGTTATAACTTTAAACGTGTTTGCCATATTTTCCTCCTAAAAATTTCTTATATACCTAGCCCAAGGCAATTGCAAGAGCTGTCGGATCGTCTGTTACATATCCAGCACTATTTAAATATGTTTTAAGATCTGATAAAGCCACTTGTACCATTGTTCCATTATCGTTTGTTACAAATCTATCAGCATCGACTAACGTTGTGCCTGTTGCTGATGTACCACCATCTACAATATTAAGCTCTGCTGATGTAGAATCTACAGCTGCTAGTTTTGTTAAATCTGCCTGTACTAGTCCGGAAACACCATCAAGCAAATTAAGTTCTGCTGCTGTTGATGTAATAGCTGTTCCATTGATAGCTAGTTTACCTGTTACAACATTAAAAGTAGCATTGTCTTCTATTCTAGCTACTTCTGTTCCATCTGCTTGTTGAAATATAATATCTTTAGCATCAACAACCGGTCTAATAATTACATCACTTGATGAGTTAGATATTCTTAAAATTTCTGTACCACCATCTAAGAAATTAAAATCACCGCCGTCTGCATCAAATTTAAGATCACCTGGTGCATCTAAAGTTACATCTGTTGCTCCATTTAATACAAAATCAAGAACAGTTGTACCTGCTGCCTTCATAGTAATATTATCACCATCAGCATCTAAAATAATATCTGTTGTAGCATCAAGTGTAATAGTAGACCCTGAATCTATTTCTGCAATTACAGGTGTAGTTAAAGTTTTGTTTGTTAAAGTTTGTGTTCCTATATCAGATACAAGAGTTGCAGCACTGTTTCCTATTGTGCTTCCACCAGGTAACGTTAAAGTATTTGTTGCACCTACTGAGTGTGCAGCGGATTGTAAAGTTTGCGCATGAGCATTACTTGACTCACAATAAAATAAAATTTTTGAAGCTGTACCACCATTTTTAAGATCAATAACTCCAGTTTCAATACCTACATTACCATCGATCATAACAACACCAGAACCTTTTGGAGTTAATTTAAGATCAATATTTGTGTCTCCCCCAGTTGATGCTATTTCAGGAGCATTTCCTGTAGCCGCATTTGTAATATCAAATTGGTTTACTGCTGAACTTGTTGTTTGAAATATAATTTGTTCATTGCCATTTTCGTCACCAATAAAGTGTGCATCATCAATTAAAATATTGTGTGAGTTAGTATCTAAGTTTGCACCTAATTCAGGTGAAGTATCTTCTACTACATTTGATATTGCACCTGATGTAGCTAGCCCTGATACAACAGTTGATCTTGCAACTTTTTTAAGACCACCACCTGAAGTGTCGACTGCTAAAAATACATCATCATTAGCTATTGTAGATATTTCAGATAAATCACCTGCGGCTATTGAATTAAAATTTGTACCATCTGCAACTAAAATATTACCTGCAGTATTTGTACCCATAGTAATATCATCACCTGATACAGTAAGGTCACCAGCAACTGTAACATTTGCACCACTAAATGTTAGTGCAGTTGTAGTTCCTGATTTTATAATTAAATTTCCTGATGTGTTTGTTGCACTACCAAAAGTAGTTCCACCATCTTTAAAAAATATATCACCACCATCAGCGTCTAATATAATATCAGCACCACCATCAATAGTAAAATCACCACTGTCAGATATTGTGCTTCCATTTATTGTAATATCATCAACTGTTAAAGTTGTTAAAGTTCCTAATGATGTAATATTAGATTGTGCTGCAGTAGTTACTGTTGCTGCACTTCCAGAAACGTTTCCTGTTACATCACCTGTAAGGGGTCCTGCAAAAGCATCTGCAGTTACTGTACCATCAAAAAATGCATCTTTAAATTCTAAACTTGATGTACCTAAATCGATGTCATTGTCTGTTGATGGAATAATAGCTCCATCAGTTATTTTTATTTGGTCAGCTCCTGCAACTTTAAAATCTATTTGATCATCTGTATCTGCTGTAATACTTGTATCACCGTCTGCATCTAAAACTAATTCTCTTCCTTCAATGTCAAGAGATCCACCAAACCCTGCATCAACAAGATTTGTTCCGTCTGAATAAACTAATCTTGTAGTTTTTTCTGATACACCAAAAGTAATACCAGTACCTGATGCTGTTTTAAATTGAACAGTGTATGCACCTGATGTACCATTAGTTACAATGTAAACTTTTTCTATTGAATCTGGTACAGTTACAATAGAGTTACCTGTAATAGTCCCTGTTAATTTTATAACAGCGTGTCTTGCAACAGATGTTGATTCTGTTGCATCTCCATCTGTAATTGTTAACTGAGTTGTGCCACCACTAGTTATTGCTTTTTCTACATAACCACCGATTGCTTTTTCTACTATTTGTAAATTGGTATTAGTTTTTGTTCCCCATGTACCGGCATTTTCGCCGGTTGCCATTAGTTCTATACCAAGATCTGAAAATGATGATGCCATAATTTAAT